AAATTTGCACCTGTAATATTATGGTCTACTGTCAGTTCTTGTTTTGGGTCGTATGAGAGTTTCTCAACAGCTTCATCAATTGAACTGTTCGCGAGAATACCGAACATTTGGTGCTTGTATCGGTCAATGGGAGCTACATTCACTGGACGTGAGAAGCCCCAAAGCTCTGCTAACTTTCCGGCGCCCTCAGCTGCCATGCTAGTGGCAGTGGCGTAAGGTCCTATTTCTGGTATCGCACTAAGTTTCCCAGCCCATCTAGCAATGGCTTTTGCTGGCCTAGAAATAATTCCTTTCCCATACTCGTCTTTCTTTACTTTACCAGACTGCGACAAAACTCCTTGAGTCGTTGGTCCAGCCATTTCCACATTAGTCATCCATGCCATCACTGTAATATTGATCTGTCTTTGATCCCCAGCGCCAATTGCTCTGTCGAGCGCTGCTAGAGAGATCATACTAATCTCGCCCATATCCAGGATATCTGTCGAGTCGATCAGATCTAAATAGTTCTTATCATGGAAGAATGGGAGAATTAACTCGCCACCTTGACTGTTTGTTGGATTGATTATCAAGTGCTGTCTTTGACTAAGCAATATAGCACGTTGAAAGTAATCTTGTACAAGATCGACGTTTCCTTGCACGAAATCATAACCTACTCCCTTCGGTTTATAACCACAAATAATATTACCGAAGTAAAATGGTCCACCGTTGATCAGGAACTTTACGTGCATAGTTCCACGGATAAGTGAATAATTCTGAAGTTTATTAATAACTGTAGCATTCGACAAAAAATCATGCCAAGGATTAAACTGAACATCCATATAAAATCCGTTTGTAAGGTTATGTGATCCAATACGTAGAGGCCTTGATAAAAAGTCACCTAATTCTGTATTTTTAGTTGAAGCTTGTAACCTAGTACTATCGATTGACGTGGAAATATCCACTTTAACTTGATCGATATCCGTTTGAAACTCCATTGTTTCTTCCACCTCGGATTCAGTAGTAGTAACTGCGCCCTCCTGGCGCATTTCTCCGGACTGAGAAAAAGCTTGCACATCTGGATCTGATGTATAAGGTTCGAGTTGTTTAGCTTTCCATTCCTTGAAGTATTTGGATCCACTAGTATACTTACGCAAACCGTCATTCCACTGACCTCGAACAACTCTATCTGGTTCATCTTGTGCACTCTTAATAAAAGATTTGATATATTTAACGTACGTCATATAGCGCAAATCAAGATTAACTCCTGGTGGTTCCACTAATGCCCAATTAGGAGTATATTTTCCAGTAAGTCCTACAGTTCTATCCAACGGGCCAGACTGTGAATCCGCATCAACGTCTAGTTTAGAAAAGTCGATGGGATGTCTACCTATATCCAACTCTAAGGATCCACTCCTTGTTTGGTGCAGATGAACTGGTACTGTCCTCTCAATGTGGGTGTTACGAGGCTCTCCCCCACACATTGCCTTTTTAAGACATGGCAATAACGTGTCTTTTATTGTTGTAAATGAAATACCTGCTTATCAACTATGTTTAAACTCCCAACTGCGCGTGAAGCAATGACGCAGCAAGAGTAAGGTTCTATAAATACAAATATATACAGGGTATGAATAAATATGCAAAACGATAAATATATATAATATTCACTAAATCACTAATATACAAGGGCACATTCTCACTTGAGTAACAACTAGATGCAGCTAGCGCTAGGAGTTTAAAGACGTCAGCGGTCCGAGTGGTCTTATAAACACGATTCGAGTACTTCCTTAAGACCGGCAGGAAGATATTCAATCTTCGTTTCAAATCTATATGGTAACTTACCAAATTGGGACTTAATGCCCGAACGAACCAAATTGTATTTCTCTAACCATTCTTCTTCACGTTCATCAAACGTTTTATAGAAATTTGGTGAAATAACATGCTGCCAGTCGTGTTCAGCAACAATGTTCTTAAATTGTTCATGGCGCATTTCAAAATGTTCCCTACCATGAAACCACAACTCACGGAGTGCTCCATCCAAACATTGGCGAGCGATTTCCTCTTTAGACACAACCTTTGATAACATATTACAATGTAAACTCTTGAAAATAGATTCTTCGCTGAGCTTTGCAAGATACATACCCTCTCCACCAGTAGATGGATCAGTGTATTCTGGGCGGAAAACAGTAGCACGCTTCAAAAAATCAGCTTCCTCTAACGTAATGTAGGGAACTGATTTAGCATCCTTGTCTGCCATAGTATATTCAATACCTTGAAAGGCATACACTTCCATCATACGAGTATGGTTGTATAAAGGGGCCTTATCAGAGACGGACATTTCATTGTCATCACCGTAAGTCATGAGAGCTACATAATCTTGGAACTTAGTAGTCTCTAAGCTACCAGGAGGATAAATAGTATAAAATACACACCTCTGGTAGAGGGAATTAACGATAGAATTAATGTAAACAGTTAAGTTTTGACCCGATGGGTTCGATCCAAGTAATTCTACGAGATCTCCGTTGACGCACATCATAGGGTGCACAACATCCGCAACAAGATTGGACATAATCTTGATGTCTTCTGCGGTATAGTCTTCGCAATGCTTAGCTAGTTCAATCATAGTGGAGAATGCGATTGATGTCATAGTGGAAGACATATGTTGGTCATAGGCTTTAAAATCGCCAGCAACCATTCTCTCTTTTCCAAACTTAGAGAGATGTTTCATCAACTTATTCCATTGCGGTCCTTGGGAATTAATTCCAACCGCACATTCAGTCGTAATTGGATTACGAGACATACATGCCGCAATTGGCAGATAGTATTGTCTGATCATGCACTGAAGAGTCAATGGGGCGCTTTGAAATACACGTACTTTGTCCTTAGAGAGCTTTGTGGGCTCATCTTTAGTACACGCCTTAAACACTGGATAAGCTCTTAGACCAGCCAAGTACAATTGGCGAGCTTTCCTCCAATCGTCCATAAACATATCATCAAATATACGAGGATCTGAAATATTTTCATAATCTTCGGGGTCTAAATGAGAAATGATTTCCTCTTTACTCCCAGTTAAGGGAAAGCCTTTCGAGGTGGACATTTTCATACTATCTACGAATTTAACACCGTCTTGTCCTGAAATAGTCTCGATTTCTGTCAAAGGACGAAGAGTTACGAGATCTGCCATCATTTTCTTGTTCGATGTACAATCGTCCAAATAATCATTCTGGGCAATTTCTAGAACTTCTAATGGAAATTCTTGTGTGGCTTTTCCTGCACCACAATAGTATTTATTGTAGGGGGCTTGTGAAGGGACGCGAGTCTCATCTTTCCTACAATTTGCCGGTTTTCCGTGTTTATTTTCAACACCACAATGTGATGCTACGGAGTCGGAAATTGGACTTTTAATTACACTGCTTTTAGGTCTAGTGACGAAAGCTGGTAAGTCTCCGTAATAATTGATCTCAGCATCAGTTAAATAATTAATAGTGGATTTCTTATTCGTTGGTTGTTGGGGAGTGAAATCCTTATCATAAAGCTGAGTAGCCATATCTCCCATAGTGGCTGACAGGCGAGTTGTGGGTTGAGCATCAAAGAATGCGTAACACTTCTCTAAGTCGTCTTTTGTAAGGGTAGACAAATAACCTGCGTGATTCTTTCCTGCAAGATGAAAACCAACAATGTGGCTGCCACTTCTAACATCGGCAACATGTACTTTCATACAGTCACCACCAGCTGTTTCTTCCTTATATGTAACAATAGTAGAGTCTCGGAATACTGTCTTATCAGTGCTGACACGGGAAGCAATACCATTACGGCGTGCAGTGCCAGATTCAACTGATCCAGTTTGTTTCCTAGTAACCCATTTAGTTGGATTGCGATCCTGAGGGATCTCGCAAGGGAACAGATGTGTTAAATCTTGCTTGTCCGGGTATCTCGAATGATAAACTGCCGAGATGTCTTTACCAGGGAAATGATATACCCTAGCAGGAGTAATTTCTACTTCGATATTTCCACCGGATAAATTCCTAATATCGTCTTTCCGTAATCGTAGATTAACCCTTTCTTTGTTAGCAACCTCGTGTGTGGGCACGAGTAAAATCTGACTCCTAGGAAAGAAGCCTGAAGACCATGTTTTATCATCATAAATACATGCTGTAGTGTTCTTAAGAACGATATTACTAACTTGATCAGCTGGAAGAGTATCCGTCTTTGGATCACGCTTAGGCAAGGCAATTGGTGCGGCATTAAGCCAGACGTTCTCTTCTTCACCTCCAATATTAACTGCTCCTCCGTGTGACGCTCTGCCGATAATTCCGATAGTTTTGAGCACAGCTCGTAATAATTTATAGGAAACGACAATACCACCGAAAGTGAGCATTACTTGGATAGAAGTTCCGATCATCATCTTCATGGAGTGTTTTAAAATACCACGTAGTACTCCTCTACGTGTCCTTAGTTCTTTCATTAAAAACTTTTTCCGCAATAATAAGGCAATGTAAACATATCCTAAAACCGCAAAGAAATTACGCCAGAACATATTTTGCCCGTGGATTTTGAGAGTGATCCAAATACTGAATAGCCAAAAGACTATCGCGGACAAAATTAATTGGGGATAATAAGCCTGATCATATTTAAACATATAAATCCAGGCGAACCGAGTGTCCTCAACCCAACTGTCAGGAATGAAATCAGTAAGTTCCCACGAAATGAATTTCAAACTATTGATTTCATCGATCGTATCAGTCACATTATTCCTCCAGTTTTTCGCATAAAAAACAGTGGCATCTGCGTAATATTTAATGCGCCAACGAGCGTTCTCAACGCGATCGTATGTAGTTGGCCGAAACCAACCCATACGCCACAGCTCACGTACAAAACCGTAAATGAATCCGATAGACCATCGTGCAAATATAAAATAAAATTGCCATTTATACCACACAAATAAGTTCCTTTTCCAGTTTCCCATAAATCCACCTTCACTAGTGGCATCATCAACATGGTTCGCGTTCTCAGGTACTGGGATGCAGCGCGATGCTGGTTTAACATGGTTTGGTGAACAAATACTACAAATCGACTTGTGAAGTAGATGTTGGCACAATTGCTCCTTATTGATCTTATCATTACTAGCGATAACACTATGTTGTGATTTAAAATGATCTTTGAGCAACTTGTACATCAACCATTGTAGTTGTTCCATATCCAAATCTGTGGAAACATATTCCTTTCCATCTCCGCCCTTAAACCTAAAGGGCACCGACGTATATGCTCGGGTTTCCTGAGTGGAATTCTGCTTGTATGGTTTATCATTATATTCATAATGATAGGCATTAAACCTCCAAGCGTCAGGAACAGTTTGGTCAGCCTCAGCTAATTTTCTTCCATCCAGAAAAATTCCATCTTCCTTCTGGTAATTGGGGGCGACATGGGGCTCAATGTGAATATTGAATCGCCTCAAAACCGAAATAGGTTCTACTGAATATTGGTCAGCTTGTAAATTCTTGATATTTGTGGAAGCTCCAACTAACCACGGTTCTTTCTGAATGACTCCTTTCTCGTGTACGTCTGCTTTTAAAGCGGTGCTCTTAATATTATTAACATAACGAATAACTGGGTCGAGAGGGCTCTGACGAGCTACATCAACACGTTCGTTAGCTAAATCATCAAACAAGACAGCAAGAGTATAGGACTTATAATCAGAATCGAATTTATCATTAGCATTCTGTGAACAAATCATACGAGGATCGACCTCAAAAGAAGTTCTTTCAGGATTCTTTAAATACGCTATTGCCTTAAGACAATAATCAGTAAGAGTTGCCATAACCGAAGATTTACCAATGGATGATTTCCCATAGATACAAAAGGCAAAGGGCGCTTCGCGCAAACCTCCTGACCTTTCTTGGGATTTAAATCTGGCCGCGATGGTGTTCAACTTTTCCAAGTTTTTGGCGTGATACCTTTTGGAAAAGGTATCAGTACTTTGCTCAACGAGCGCAGTGGTGGCAATATAGAGATTGTCCAGTGCATTGGCAAAATGCGGGACACTGCAAAACGGTGTGTCCTTGTAATTCCCTGCCTGTACCGCAGGCCAATAGCCTAACACTTCAGCCAAATCCTTATCGTAATCAGCGGTCTGCTCATCAGACAAGAATAAGGGGGCAAATGTTCTCTGTTGGAAACAAACATATCCCTTCTCTACAATGAACTGAAAAATGTTCAAAAGGGAGTCAAAGAAATCAAAAACTGTGTTTGAATCTCTTGTAAATTGTTCCAATACAAATGAAAGATTGAATGACGTAAAATATAAATCTTTCTTTCCTCTAACCAAACCGCAGGAGAATGCGGTTGCGATAACTTGAACAATACGTCTTGTCAATTCGTTATCTCTAAGTAACTTGAAATTTCTCAACATGTCTAGGGATTCGCCAAAAGCTATACCAGATTGTGAGGTAGGCATGTCAGAAACAGTCAACGCATTAAAATCGACTGATTTTCCGAACAATACCTGTCCAATTACTTCTCTAAAATTTGTTTCGCTGTCACTAATGCTCAACAAAAATAAGCCGGTAGTGGAAACAAATTGTTCCCAATCTACTGATTTCCTTACAGATCTGTAATAACATAAAACTTTCAAGAATATATTGGTAATTCCTTCCGGAAGTTCCCATTCTTTGATAATTTCGTTAATACTATTCATAAAATCAGTTTCTCCTGACTGAGAATCGGCATCTTCAATGATGCGCTTCATTTCTGCCTTCTTTTTCCATACTTGTTCGATACTAGGACCTTTCCCATTCCTCTTTCGATCTCTATCATTCTGCCTTTCTGCAGACTCCTTCCTTTTCATAAATTTATTCTTCCTAGATTCCTTATCGTTAAATTCCAAAATTCCTCCTTGTGTTTTTGTAAGTTTAGATAATGCAAGAGTTGTGTACATAGTAATTAGAAGACACAACCGTTGCATTGAACTAAACCCAGGGTGTTGGGTTTGTGTGTTCAATACAAACGGGACACGTTTTAGTCACTTCATCGATCCGTAAATCTCTGTGATGTATATCCTTTGCTAAGAGCAAGCTCTTTCAAGTCGTGAGGACCATGACCCTACGGTTCCCCGTCCGTTCAACAGAACGACCGGGTATGTTGGGGGTTCGACGCTTTCACTTATGGTGCCAGTCGAATAGGCTAAAAATCATATCATCCCTCAAGTACTACTCTTTGGGGTAGGTTTTTATAGAGTAATGGAGCAGAGTACTCCAATGCATCTCTTTGATTAACTTCTGAGTTTATCCACTTGGTTAATCGATACTAGTGGGCGTTATAAAAACGCGGGGTGATAGGTTGTTCCTATTTTCAAATCAATTCCTAAATAATTATCCAAATCTAATCGTAATAGATTAAAATGAATTCATAAAGTTTCATATCAAATTCAATAGACGCAGGCTAGCTATGATTAAGCAATACTGCTGTTTAAGATACTATACAAGATAGTTCTTCCGTGGTTCCTATCGGAAGCTTTTTTAGTCCTTGACCAAGCATTCTGTGTTAGAAAACGTTATAAATATAATACAGAAATATATATTATAACAAGAAATAAAATAGATGTGATACTAGCAATTCATAATACAAATAAAGCGAGTAACTACGACTGTCGTTAGACAGCCAATAGAACTTTCTCCTTGATTACAAACTGACGCCGCAGTAGGCGCCAGCAAATAAGACTCAACAAGATGAGTGTCATAAACTGTTAACAACAACATAAATCAATAT